GTCGCTTGGACAAATGTTGTTACAAAGTAAGTTTAGTAATATCAACAAACATGGGTGTCTTTGTCCATGTCCAGAGCCCTGTAAACCCAGTGGAGGCTCGCAGAGCCTATTTATATAATTTCATTAACTGCAAGTCATTCCGAATGAGCTGCTCAGCGAAAGATGATTTGCGGAAAGACCTTTCAGCGTATAGCTTAGCGGGTCCTTCATGGATAACGCTCAGGCAGTCAGAATTGGAACGTGTTGTAAATAATTTACATACGTGGTTGGCTTCCAGCAGTGCACCACAATCAAAGCATCGGCCGTAGCGTTTTGCTCTGCGGCGGGCTGCACATTTGGAAGTCCCTGTGAAAGGTTTATTTTGTTGTGCTTTACGTCCTAATTTCCTACTATCGAAAGTTAAATTATATATTATTATTCTAACGTCGCTTGGAAGTGTTGGCTTTGAAAATTGTAGACAGGCGAGCAAGTTGAAGTCGTAACTATGCATTTAGTTTGATTCAGAATGTGAGCATAAGGGGTTTTGGAGCTTCATGGATTTGCTGTTGGGCCAACGAGTCGGCTCGAGTGGAAACCATATTCGAGGCTTTCGGTGACTCGATAATGGACATCTTTGCGTTCATGGAGTGTCCCACAATCTCCTCATGGGTTGGTTTAAATCGCATACCACCAGGTGGTGTGGGAGACGAGTCGCTCATTACGGCGTTGAAGAAATCAAAAGCGGCAAATTTTGATTCCTCTTGGAAACCTTTTCGAGACCAGTTGGCTGGTGGCTTGTTTTGCTGCTTCCCCGTGACATAGCATGTTTTGGCGTAGTAACCACAAAATTGTCTCAGCGTGCAGTAATCTTCAACGAGGTCTTTGAGCTCTGCTGGAGGCATGCCACAAGGTGCGTCAGTGGTCATTGTCGTGAATCGTGATGATCCATTGTGGTAGCATGCCCACGCAAGTGAAAACAAGTCTTTGGGTGTTGCAGCGGGCCCGCTCGCTTGAAGGGTGCTGAGGATTTCCCGGATAGTCTCCTGTGTGGCTACTGAATTGGAAGTTACGTCACTTGCTATCGCTGCTAAGTCATTTTCAGAAGGCATTATAGAGTTCTGGGCATTTGAGTCAGCGAGGGGTCGAGGAGGTGGATTCCTGTTGGGGCGTTGATTCTGATTGCTTGCTCCATCGCCTTGCACTTGAGCGTTGAGTCCCTGATTGGGATTTATTCCTTGGTTCCGATCGCCCATCGCGTATTTGTGTACGTACTAACTAATTCGACCTAATTTAGAACTTAACATAGTACCTCATCTCTGATCTTATAAAGGAAATTTGGACATTTTGAATGTAGGAGAGCTAAAGAGTCACCGAATGGTTGCGTAAATCTGTGCTGTGTGCTCAGTTCTTCAGTGAAGAGTAGTGCGCCGTCGTCAAATAACTTGTATTTAACGGTGGTTGCCTCTCGTTTTGGAGTGTACATGACGGACAAACGTAATGCAGTGCTTGCACGCCGACCTCTAACATCCATAGGGATCTGGAGAACAGTGCCGCCGAATTCTACACTTCCATATGCCCTGCATCTAGCTGTGGGATGTTCCGGATTGAAAGTTGGCAATAAAGAATTAATGACCGATGATTCCGGGGTAGGTGATGTGCCTGGATTGCCGCCAAGTGTAGAGCTTTCGTGATGGCTCATCTCGCGAAATCTAGCGTGCACGTCTTGAATTTGCGTCTCAATGGAGGCTAAAGACTTGGCCAACTCTCGTTCGAAGTCTGATTTTTCGCTATTGATCAGGTGAGATTCAATGTTTGCAAGTTTCTCAAAGACAGTGTCAATCTTTCGGCTATTCGTGCGCACTTCGCTGAGCAAAATGGTCTCAATGTTATTCAATTTGTTGATTACCTGCTCCGTGTCATGACTAATGTGCGTCAGCCACTCCAAACTGTTCCTGTGAAGCGCATGCAATAATCCGTACAGTTCATCCAAAGGAAGCGCAACGGACGGCAGAGTGTATCTGGTCGGTGGAACATGATTAATCAAGTTGCTGGTGGTGTCAAGCGCAGTACTCAAATTTGTGAAGAATGTTCGGTTAGTTGTGCCCATGCGGGGCTCATCGCATTGATCAGATGATCTCCTATTCTGGGCGGTGGCGTGTGTCATGGGCGCTCCAGGCAAAAGCTTTAACAATTTCAGGAACTTGTTCTAAGGGGCATTCAGAGACTTGTACGGTCGAACCAGTTATAGTTATAACGCACCCATTTTTAGTGGGGTAGAGTAGATTCAGAACAGCGTACACAAACGCGGCGGCGAGTGCTGCTAAGGAAATGTATGACAATGGTGAGTGTGATTGCGGTGATTGCTGGCCACCAGATGCTGTGTGAGGAGGCGCCAGTGTTCGGACCGTTGTAGCTGACGAATTTGTTGCCGTCCCGGTATCGGCCTCCGTGTGGTAGCTGGTGAGTGTTATCTCCAACCGGCGCTAATTGGTTGCTTCGAAGGGTATAAATTAACAGGCCCGCGGCTGCACCTGTGGCTAACGCTAGGAATGACTTGGTATGGTCCGGTGGTGGAGTGAAGCTCATGAAATGTGGGAAACCTTGTCAGTTATGAGGCCCAAACACCCACATGCGCGTGTAGCCGCAATGAAGAAGGCGTTTGGATCTGCTGTTAACTCGCTTGAATGATAAACAAGCGTAACTTCCTTGAACTCAAGCCCCTGCACCTCAGCCGGTGTTTTCGACGCTACTCTGTATGTGCGCGTGAGCTGACAAGAAATGGGTCCGAGATGTAGAACAACCCCTCTAGGCCCCGTGCTGTTAGCCTCGAAGACGGGCAAATGATTGAGTGTTCCTTCCCTTTCACCCTGTATCTCGTACTGCAGTGAATTTAAGAATTGGCAGATTTGTCGTGGCACCCTGTGGGATAAGGATTTGATGAAATGCGCAGGGAGATGTGTGTCACCCTGGAAAGGGTCGCCAAACAATATATTGAAGGCTTTGAAGTCCTCTTTGGCACCTAGCTGGTATTCGTCCAAGATTCTAGTTTCGAAATCAAAAATGTCTTCAAGGGTAGGCGGGTTGAGTACGCCTGGGTGTGCAAGTGTTTTCCCGTACGGAACTCCTAAAGTGTAGGCTGACACGGATTGATGTGTGATCAGAGTCTTGATAAGTGTCGATTTACCACATCCCGGCACTCCGTGCACAATCAAAGGTTCTCTAACTGGCTCTGCGGTGCGGTGGAACCCGAAGTTATTTAACAATTGTATCAGCAGCTGAATTTTCATTTCACACACAAAGTTAAACCTAACTGATCAGCACGCGACTATTCGTAGTGTAGATTGATTGTACTATTGCTAAAGTAACTTATCTAATGTTAGTGCAAATTGTTAAATAGGTTAAAGTGTGGCAATGCTAGGAAACATATCTGTCAACAGGGCGCCGGTACTGTCTCCGGGGTTGATTGGCGTGCATAGTCCGGAAGCTCGTCTATTGCTTTCAGCCGTCATGTCGTCACGGTCCGTTCTGCTAGCTAATGTGAAGTGGTCTTCGATAACATCGGTGGGGACCATGATTCTATCTGATTCGTAACTCAACACCTGAATTGCTTTCGGATCTCGTATGAGCCGGTCAGATGTCACATGGAAAGTTGGTAAATGCTCTCCTGAACTGGGCGGCTGCATGCCTTTCTTGATCAAAGTCCTTGTGACCAATTGGTGTTTCGCTAGTTCGTCTTCGTCGAATATATCGTAAAGCTGGTCTCCAAGTCGATACGCGAACAGGTAGTCTATGGCGTAGCTTCGCTTAACCTCTTCAACCTTACCAAGTCGTAGCGCTAGTTGCAGTGATTGATACAACTGTACTGGGGATTTAACAATTCCATACTTGGTTAATCTCCACCCGCAGAAGTCTGGCTTACTAGTCACTAGCGGTTTAGCTTTTAACGAAAATAGGGGTTCTGCATATTTCCACCCCGGGCGCTCGCTACGGGCTCTATCACGCACCAAGTCATCCCCAGCGTACGAAGCGTTCACTGTCGAGTCAAGTTGAAACCTGAGGGCGTCATATGCTATATTGCATTCTGTGTTCGCGTCAAAAGTCGGTCCCTCGCCACTTAGCCTCATAACTGCTAGGTTCCCCAGGAATGTTTTAGCGTGTGTCTTGATGAACGCGTAAAAGTCTACGACTTCGTCTGGCAGACCAAGGTGTTTGGCTTTCCTTAACTCGAAATTGAGGAATGCTGAGTCCTGCGATTGGTCATACTGTGTGTAGTCGGATGTGTAGTTTGGCCTCGTGAAATCCCATCTAGTGAGAACAAATGAATTGAATTGTTCTGGCGTCTTTTCGCACATCACGAAGACATTATCGGGTTGGTGACTTTCTCGCTTCTTCCGTAGGTACAAAGCCATGGTGGTTGTGAGTAGGACAGTTGACTGTTTGAAAGCTGATATAGTTTGGCCCGCTTTAAATTTGCATCCAACTTTCTCAAGTTTCTTAACCCATTGTGATTTATTGAACAGCGCGATAGCATTTTCGGGGAAGTCTGGATCTTGCATGGCTCCTTGTTGCAAATTCGTCGTTGGTTTTGAGAGATATGTGCGTAGGGCAAGTTGTCTGCAGTGGGCCCAAAGTCTCTTGTCGAATGGTTGAGTTTCCCGAGGCACGTTCATGAAATCGGCGTAAGCTTCAAACAGCAAGTTTCCAGTGTTGAGAGTTTCTTTGAGAGCTTTGCAGTTTGTCTCAGGGCTCGCCAATTTGATTCTCTCATTTATTGTGATTTTAAAGAGCGCTTCATCCTTGGCCTGCTGGTGGGGAAACAGCTGGATCACGGGGTCTTGTGTTTGCATGAGATTTGTTTTCTCTTCCCCACTCCACAACTCCCTGGTGTCTTTGTCTTCCATAGTTTCTATTTTGCTCTCGAGCTGCACATTATTATTAGCCACTGGGATATGTGTTTTTGTTGGAGCATCTCGTACCTCTGGCTCTGGTGGTGGATTTTCCCATCCCACTTGTTCATCTTCTCGCACCCCTGAGATTAGTGTTTTGAGGTATGGGGTGGAATCTAACTTGTCAAGAAAGTCTTTGTTGTTCGAATATGTGTTGACGAAGGTGATTGTTTCTGAGGCTCTTGACAAAGCAGTGTACAACACTTCATCAGAACACAAGGGTGTGTCTTTATCTAAAACAATTGTTAGGTGTGGTAACGTGAGCCCTTGGCACCCAGCATACGTCATAGCTTGTCTGCCCAAATCTGTAAGAAGTGATTGGCTTCTGAAGGCTGGGACGAGCGTCATGGCGTGTGTTGGGATGAGTGTGGAATGTTTGATGGCTCCTCCCACTTCCCTCTCTGCGTGCACTCTAATCGGGTTAGCTAATCTTCGTGGTTGTCGGTGTGTAGCATTGAGGTAGTAATCGCAGTAGCGTTTGAAATGGGCAGTGTTGGATGTCAACAAGGCGATTTGTGAATCTTTCCGATCGTTATGGAAAACAGACTGCCTCTGGTCACCGGTGAGGATAACTATTTCCACATTGAACTTGATTGCTAGGTATGCGTCGATATAGCCAGCTGGTAGTTTACCATAATCATCCATTATAACGACTGATTTGCCCTCACGTTCGCATGCCTTTTCAAACGTCATCACACGGCGTGGATCAATTTTTGGCAGTTTCTTCTTCCAGTCGACAGCAAGATTGATTGTCGGCACAATGATGTTAACTTGGTTAGTGTCGATTGAATTGCTTCTCAGTATCTCCTGCAACGCCCTACTTTTCCCTGCTCCACCCGCTCCATGGATCACTATAAGGCCTACTTTCCTACATGCATTCTCAGACAAGGCTACCCATGATGTCAGCAAATCTCGATCCAGCTTTGGTAGTACTAGTCCGGTCAAATTGTTCTTAACGTCCGACATGAAAGCTGTAGCTCGCCTTGGCTCCAATATGTAGTTGTAGCAGTTTCTCTTCAATGCGTGTGCCATTTCTATAAATTTTGATTGGGCGGAATTAGTGATTCCATCGTACAAGGGTAGATTACATGCTTGATGATTATAGAACACTGGGGCTATTTGGAAATCTCCGTCATGTTGTGGTTTATAGTTAGTAAATCCATGTAGCCTGAGTATTTCAACAGTGTCACTATCGAGGGGTGTCAAGTCCACTCGCGAAGCACTCTTTGGCGATGACTTCGCTTCTGCAGGTGTTTGAGCTGATTTATCAGTTTCAGCGTCGCAGGTTGTGTTGCAGAGGTTCGCTTGGTCGATTGTAGAGTCTCCATTGTCTTCTGCATCGCTCTGTTCGTCTGCAACGCTTTCTAAGTCAGGCAAGTCGCTCTCGTCAGGCAGCAGATCGTCGTGGATTGATTGTGAAAGATTGGTTTCAGGTTGTGTCTCGATGTCCTCGTCGCTATGGTCACTGTCGCTATCAGTCCAGTCTGTGACATGCCCATCCATCATGTTTTCGTCATCAGTAATTTCTTTGCATGTGTTGGTGGGTTGCGATTGTTCCGTTGGCCACGTGTGGTCATTCACTCCCTGTGAGCTCGTGATTTGCGTATGGGATTCGTCACTGCTGTGTGCCAGCTTCTCAGGTGTTACGCGTTCCCGGTTTTGCTGAGGGTTTTGAGCTCGGTTTGCTGTGGCACTCGTTTTTGATGTAAAGCAGTTTTCTTCCATCATTGCTCGCTCATGTTGTTCAAATTCGGCGAGCAGGTCTAGGTCATCTGGTGATGGATTGGGGTAGCCCGTAATTGTGGGTGTTGCGGGTTTACTTTCCACCTCTGCTTCATCAAACCACGGTTGTCCGCATATTGGCCTCCTGATTGGTTTGGTGGTAAAGTAGACTGGTCTCACGTCTGTAACAGTGAGCAGTGCAGCGTATGAGGATTTGCCCAGCAAGTTTTGGAAGAACTCACGAACCCTGGCCCGAATAGATAAGCATAGTTTTCCAAGCAAGCTTTCCATTAACGGTGATTGATAGTCGCTTGTCTGTTGCATGCCGGTTATGAAAAGCAGGTAATTTGCCAATCGTATTAGGTCTGCTGTGGAGAATCTCGACAAATCCTCCGTAGGGATCACTTGGCGGATCTTTGCAAAGATGTCACGAAGTGACACTGCTTTCACGGAGAAGCAGTACAGCTGGAGACGTTTAATAAATACATGGGGGTATGCTCTCTGTACGTTAGCTTCACTGGGGTAGAATATTTCAGGTAGTCTAACATAGTCAGAGGCATGGAAAACCCAGAGTGGTGGTAGTGGCCATGGTAACTCTGGTCTCCTCCGCTGTATCAACATTATATGGTGTGCGGCTTTTGTTTCAATCTTCTCAATGCTAAGGTGATTGCTTTCCGTGCCAATTTGCGCCGTGCTGAGCCACTTGAGTGTGCCATAAGAGTGAATGTAGGCTCCGCCCCCATGCCCACCAGGCATATACGCAAAGTGGTTGTCGTAGTACTCTAGTTTATAAATCTCCGGGAATAAGCTGGGTAGCTTGTTGAGTGCTTCAACCGGCAGCACTAGAGTACCATACAATCTTTGTAATTTGGGGTTTCGCTTAAACAGTGTCCACACTTGTTGTGACGACATAAAATGGAGCGTGTCAGATATTACCGCGCAGCTGGTGTTCACCACGGGGCATACATGGGGGTTTGTTAACCCAAATCTGAGTACGTCTTTAGGCTCATGACAATAATTCTGGAAGATGTCTGTATTAGGCCCTCTTTTTAACAAATGTAACTTAGCCCGTTTGAGCTGTATAAGTGTGACGGGCTCCTTCGGCAAGTATCTACCGATAATTTCTAAGCAATCATTTTCAATAATTTTATCGGCAGCATGGGTGTTGGAAGTCGTGGCGAAAGGTGAGGTGGTGATCCCAATGCGCTCCAAAGTAAGCGCTTCAGTCTGTGTGACTGCGTAGGGGGCAATGGTCATCGCTTTCGTTGCTGCATTTTTGGCAGCAGAAAGACAGTCTTGTGAATACGCCGCCCTAGCGTTGGGATCAGAAATTTGGTCGAGTAACTTCTGCACAGTTGTCATACCTCAAGAGCTAAATGTTCAGGGCTTCGCTAAGTATCCTTATCAAGTAGTGTTGAGGTTTGTTCTGTGTAGTTTAGTTTGTGGTTGTTTGATTTTC